ACTACCATTTGTTACAGATCCACCCGCAACTCCACCACCATTGTATGAACCTCCGCCGCTAAGATAATCGTATAGCGATGGTGAGTGATTATGAGATGGTATTTCGTTTATACTTAAAGTATGTGTTTCCGCCCCCACGAGTTGCCCGATTGTTCGATTTGAAAGTCCGGAACCCTGTCCTATACCACCGGGGATTCGACCCCTTAAATCAGGGGTGCCAAAAGTAATAGACCCATCACCCATACCAAAGGAGGTTCCAATTACGGAGAATAGGTTTGAGTACGTTGTTCTCGACACGTTAGCCCCAACACATTCTAAAAATCCAGTCAGCGAACTTGCTGCGGAATAAAGATATGTTCCGGTTTCGGTAAGCCCTGAAGGTTTATTTAGAAGGTCAAGATAAGAACCGGATATGGCCGCGTCAGAAAGCTTAGCCCACGAAGTAGAATTTTTTACCCAAAAAACATAATTATTTGCTGATATTAACTGCGTATACGCACCCGCTGCTTCTGCAAAAGTAGCGTATATAAGATTTACTGTTGCTTTTTTATATATTAAATCTCCTCTTGCTAACCCTGAGATTCCTGTTGGTCCTGCGAAATTAACAATGTGAATACCATCATACTCATTGGAAGAGGCATTAAGTATAGTTGTCAGAGCTGTTTGGTCTGATATTATTTGAGACACTACCGCTGAAGCTCTTTGCGTCGCTAAACTTTTATTATTCATACTCACATAATTAATTTTGCATGATAGTTATTTCCTTGTCGTCATTACAATAACATGGGAAAAACCAAATGTCAACCTTTTTATTGAAGAACAACAAAGTCAGTTGTAGCATGGTTGTACACAAGCTCAACTCTGTCCCCTGGAAGAAGAGTAATCGAACTTTGACCGCCAATCGTAACACCTGATCCTGGTTGAACTACGATGTTTTTAGTAGAAGAAATCAAGTTTTGAATCGTGTGTGATTCACCGTTGTCTCCTGAAACCAATGCTGGCAAAGTAAGAGTAATGTTAGCGGATGTAATATCTGCATAAACAAAAGCTTCTTCTTTAGCGATGTTACCTGTTGCGAGTTTTTTAACATACTTTTTAACGATTACACCAATTTGAGCTGAAACATAAGATTTCATTGAAGCAACGGAAGAAGCTTGGTCAGTTTCACTTCCAGCTGTAGAGTTTACAACAGCAACCGCTTTTGCACGAGCGTCAGTAAAGTAAAGATTTGTAAAACCTTCGGCAACATCATCAGAGTTTGAAAGTTGGATTTTTAACCACCCTGAAGAGTTTGCAACGTTAGATTCATCTACTAATTGGAACGTGTCCCCTTGGTCTGTTACTGTAACGAGGTCGCCAGACTGAACCACAGCAGGTACTGTTAAAGCATAAAGAGCAGCTAAGCCCGCAACAGTTGTCTTTGTAATTTTACTTACATCAGGAATCTGTGAAACAGGGACTTTTCCGTTAGCATCCAATGATGCGTAGCCATTAGTCTGTGCTTTAGCGTTTTCAATCGCTTCAATACGGGTTTTTGCTTCGGATAGGTTTGCTTTGATGCCTTGAGGCATATTTAGACCGAGGTCAAAAGCCATATAGTTTATAATGAGTTAAGGGTTTTTAAAGAAAATGAGCTTAGAGTTCTCTGACTATTTAACCCCCGCATATTAAATTCCATTAATAGACTTCCAAAGAAGATTCTCTTTGTCAAGTACAAGAGTTATACTGCACCCCGGCGATACATCAAAAGTAGCATTACCGTCGATATTGGAATTATCCGCGTCTAAAAGAGTAATCTTAAAGGCAGAGTTCATATTTATAACTTCGACCATATCTCCATCGTCCATGCCGGTTTTGTTTGATAATGTATATACAATATCAGATACGGCTTCTTTAGAAGCCACGCAGGTGATATTTGAGGTCAATGTACTGCTTATTTCTTTATAAAAAACAGTTGGGTTAGTCACTATTACAGTGTTACCTCCAATACCCACATTCGCAAACCCGATATTGTTTTTAAGAAACCCCATACTCAACCAAATAACTTAGCAAGCCCTACTTCTAAAAATACGTCATCAGCTTGAACGCTGCTGACTTTGAATTTCATTGCTCTTGAACCTCTTCCGTCTACATACGGACTACAAGGAATAACTTTGTTCTGAACTAAAGTTAGTGTGGAATTCTCCCCTTTTTCAGGGTCATAAAAAGGTAACCATTTGGTTGAATCTTTCTTGGATTGCATGTGCAATTCTATTTTTAACCCTAAAGAAATTGCGTCAGTAGTTACAATATAAGCAATGCCCATTCCAGATTCCCATGGTGTTAGCATGACATCACTAAACTCTTGCCCCGCAGGAATTTTTAATATCCGAGAACCAGCTGCTGACATAATTAAAAGGATAAATTAATGCCCTCAAATCCTGAATACTAATCTTTTAATTGTCAACATTTATTCTAAAAAATTCCATTCTTTGCCCGCGGCGTTGTAAAAATACCTTTTACTCTCCCCCGGGAACAATAAATTATTTCTTGCTGTGGAGTTCGGAATCGAAGCAGTATCGTCTTGGAGGCTGATAACACAAGGAAATACACTTGTTGAATCGTTTAGAATAAAAAAGTCTAACCCATCGTCTGCATCTGTTAGCGTTGGCAATTGTAAAACCGTAGCAACAGTTGTTACCGCTTTGATACGTCTATGTGATTTGTTAATTACTGAACTCGAAGAGTATGATTTCCAATTAGTCGAGAGCTGCTGTCGCCACGGGGCGAGAAAATTATTGTATAAGGCATCGTACAAGTCATTGTAAATATCAATATTGGTTCCGTTTGCGGCTGTTAATTTTCCATTCTCATCAAAATACAAATACTTCTTTTTACGTTGGTTCACACTGGGCAATATTATGTCTCCCGGCAGGGTATTAGCATCTGTTTCAGATAGAACTAAACATCTGCCAATTTTAAAACTCAATTCTTGTATTAAGGTAAGGACATAGTTGATTTCCAAATTTATCGTTGAAGCCCTAAATTCTCCACTTTCTGAATACCCCGTTACACGTTTTATTGCAGAGTTACGCATAATCACAATAATGTCGCCTGACGCACAAGGTAATGCCAATTGAATAGCACCGCCAGTAGCACTACCGATCGAGTTAGGCATAAAAGAATAGTCCTGAATATACAATAATTTAACTTCGTTTTTGTACACTGTAACATATTCCTCTTTTTGTACAAACCAATCAAATACAAAGTTAGTATTATTCGCAGCTGCAACATATGAGTTGTAAGGACGGGTATCGTTAATTGGGATAAAAGTAGCCATATTCATTCATTATTAATTTTTCCACTAAGATTATTAAGAAGTCGAGTATCGCCCGAAGTCCTTGCAGGTTTTGTAAAAGCTTTTAGCTTAAAGTCAAAGTCTTTTTTTTGTAATTCAGGGTCAGAAGCCAAGAGGCGAGCTTTTGCGATTTTCAGATGTGTATTATATCTATCTTTGATTAACTCAGCTTTCGTAGTTATGCCTTTTGTAGCTTCTACTGCAGGGGTAGCTTTATATAATGGAGATTCTATTAAATTTTTTATATGCCCATAAACATTCTGTTCTTTCATAAACTCCATTAATCTGTCATATTGGTCGTATGTCAGTTCGATATTTTCTATCGTTTTTTTTGGTTTTTGAATGTACGCACCCGCGTCTATCATAGCTTCTACTACTGCGTCATTTTTCCAATTTGAATATGAAATAGGTATGAAATAGGGGTTCACTTTTGGATTGCGGGTAACTTCTTCACCAAAAATATTTCTTTTTGGTCGGATATTCATTCCATATTTATCTTTTATGATCTCCAATAGTGAATCGGGGTCTTGTGCATTTTCATTAACTGTTCTGGCGGTCTGAGTGATAATATTAGGAGTTAAGGTTACTGCTGCCATATTTTTTATCATGCGTTCAAAACCTTTGTCATCTTCCCCGACTATAGCATCCATCAAATCAGCTAACCCCATCATATATGATTTAGATGTTAAGTAATTACTTGTCTTCAAAATACCTGCAACCATATATTCTCCTACAGTAGAATCCTCCTCATCCAACATTTTATCGTAAAAACTAATGGCATTTGCAGGTACCGTCAAGAATGAACCTAAAGGGTCTAATTTAGAAAGGTCATAGTATTTTCCATTAATTTCCAATGAATTTTCTTGAATACCGTCGGCTTTCCATAATTCTCTTTGTTTAGGCGAATCTGCTACCCCAGTTACTTTACCGTGCAAAGCTAAATACAACCCCCCGGCATGAAGCATAGTTCCCGAAGCGAGTTTAGCGTAAGCCATATCTGCACGAGTTCCTCCTGCTGCAATCTCTTTTTGCCAGCTTTTAGTGAGAGGAGCTAAAGGGCCTCGGTCTAAAAATATAAAGCTATTTATATTTGAAACAGTTTTTATAAAAGGCATTATATACGTCCCTAACGGTATATAAGGTATAGCTGAGTCAATTTTATTTCTAAATTCCTGTATCGAAGAAGAGAACCCTCCCAAGTCTTTCATGAATGTAAATTCTTTAGCCGACGCCTCCGAAGATTCAGAAATCTTAGAAACCATAGACACTATTTTTGACTTGTTTGTTTCCGTTAGGTTTGTAAAAAGCTCAGGGTGTTCTTTTGCTAATCCCTCAAGTATATTATCTTCCCCACGAAAGACCGTCGCTAAGTTATATAAAAAGTCAGTGTTGCTACCCACGTCCACCCCTGCGGCTTTTAAATCGTCCGCCATACGATAAGATAGAGCTTTTGCTTCGCCTGAAAAATGAAGAGCTTGAAAAGCTCTATCGTAAGTCATACTTACATTAGCTACAAAATTAGAATATTTACCTAAATACCTTGCTGTATGATACAGCCCTGTCCCCACCAATTTATGCTTTTCTAAACCTAAGTCCTCAGGGGTAAAACCTGCGGAAGTTAAATTTTCATCAGCCATTCCTTTTTGGAAGGGGGTTTTAGTGTTTAATTTGCTAAGTATATCCCTCGCCACGGATATTTTATCCCCTGATTGTTTAGCTATTGTTGCGGTTTCTGTTTCCCTCTTTACCGCTTTGCCGATATATGAAAATGCAGACCCAATATTATCAGCGTAGCTTTTCAATAATATTTGGGATTCTTTCCAGTGAATTTCCCCATTAGAAAAAAAACCATCTTGAATTTTTTTAGATGCGTTAAAAAATTTTGCATTTCTTATATTTGATACCGCTGCACCTAAGAATCTTTCTGTGGGAGCGAATGCTAACATACTGGTATTAGAAAAAATATTATTCACGTGCGTTTGCCATCCTGACAAAAGGTTAGCCTTTACCGTAGAGCTTAGAACTTTTTTAATCTTATCGCTGGGGGTCATTAACAATGCATTTAACCTTGGTGTGGGGTCAACACCATTCATAACTGCATCCGCGTGCATATCAATGATTTTACGCTCATCGTATTTGTCTATGTTTTCAAATATTTGAGTGAATTTATTTGCTATCGAAACACTTTCTTCGTGCCTTCTAAGAACTTCCGCTCTGGCAAGAGTAGTATGCAAATCTTTCGCCGCATGGTCGGTCAGCAGTAAATCACGCATTACACCTTTATATTCCTCTCTTGCAGAAACATCCCCAATCTCTATCCTCCGGTATATATCAGGGATAACTTTTTTTGCTTCCTCATAAGCCTTGGCTTGTAATACCGTGGCTTTTATACTGTTGGCTTCGAATCCCTGCGACTTAAATTCTTCCAATCTCTTAACATCTAATAAATCATCCATAGTCAAGTTAGAATTGGCTGCTAAGTCCCTAATCTCTGCTAACGACATTCTCTTAGTTATTCTTTCCGGCATTAATGTTTCAGTAGCTTTAGCCCCATTATCAAACCCTGCATTTTGTAATTTTTCCCTTTCTGAAATTAATTCTTTAGATATGTTGGAAATAGATTCCGTGCTTTTTAAATTCTCACCTTTTAATTGTGATATCGCTGATTTTGTTTCTTTTGCATTTTTAATCCATTTCACAGACTGAAATAATCCTTCCGCCGCCATACCTAACCCTAATCCTTCCAGTGCGTTTTTAAATCTCCCCTCTGCAACACCGTCATTAGTATCTGATTTTAAATACCTTGTTACTGGATTACTTAACGCTGGTTGCGTTTCTATCAAATCTGAAAGTCTTTTTTCATGTTCTCCAAAAGCTAAAAAGTCGGTTGCCGCACCTACTGCTGAAGCTTCTGCAAATTTCCCAGCTGTGGAAGTAGCTTTGCCCACAACACCCGCAGCTTTGCCGGCTTTAGACAAAACCCCAAACGGAACTAAAAATTGAGAGACCCCACGAGTTAAAGAACCTACGGTGCTTTTTGGTGCGGATACCTCAGGCAATTGCACCCCTTTAGAATCTTTTTTAGCTTGGTCAATAGTTGCTTTGTCCATACCTTGAGATTCAAGAATTTTTCCAGCGCCCCACTCGCCAACAGAAGAACCTAAGCCCATCACCGCTTGAGCTGCATCTCGGAAACCCCCGACAACTTGAACCGGAACATCTAATGCTTTAGAAAGGAAACTGTCATCCGGACCGTCATCTTGTGATTCCATCTTGGAGATAGCTTTGACAACTTCTTCATCAGATAAGTCTGGTAACTCTTTATGTAAATTACCTGATTGATAGTCATCAATCATCATTTTCACATTCTCCACCTTGTATTTTTTTGCGGTAGCATAATCTAAATTATTATATTTTTCAATATACTGCTGCATTTTTGGGGAAGGTTTATTAACCAAATTTAACTGAGCTTGCTCATTCAATAATTCATCATCTTGCATATTTTGACATTAAAGTTTCTGATTGTGATTTTCCTTTGTACGCTTCTTGTTTTTTTAGAGCATTTTCTCGTTGCTTCTGCGTTGCGTATTCTGTTAATTTACCAAGTTCTTTTTGGTATTCGACATCCGGCAACCCCACTAACGCCGCTTTCTTTTCCATAATTCTTTTTTTCAAAGCAATATCCGATTGATTTCCCATAGCCATCGCTAATATCTCATCATTCTTACCTCCCCCCGGCTCGAGATTTATTCCTGTCCGAAGCTTAGTATCTGCATAAAAATTTTTATCGTAAGCATCATACGCTTTATTTCTTTTTTTGTACCCATCCATATACGCATTGTATTGCAGCCTTGTAATACCCCCCTGCTTAGCCATTTCATTTAATTTCTCAAGAGGGAGTTCAGCATTGATACCCTTCTGAAACATCGCGTTGGAAGAATAGGATTTAGAAAGTCGTGTTCCGCCCCCCACATCACTTGACATAAAACCAAATTCATGCCCTAAACTCCTAATATTATTATATGTATCGTAGCCCGTATTTTCTTGTACTGCCTTTGACCAGATACTCCTTCTCCTTACTGGGTCAGGTTCGGAAGACATTTCCGTTCTCACTTTTTCAATGACAGATTTACTCCTCGCTTCCACTACCAACTCTTTAAAATTATCCTCAGACAACTTTACTTTCAAACCTTTTGATAATATCTCCCTGAAACGCCCCATCTCTTCCTCATCATTTACATAATTCTTAAAATATTCTTCGTGCTTTTTAAATAACGCATTTGTTTCTTTCACACTTTCAAGGTCCATTCTACTACCAACTGCAATATACTCATTTGCTACGGAAGCCGTACGCAAAGTGTCCTGCATTTTCTTTACCGCAATATTTTTCATCTCCTCGGGAATATTAGGCAAAAAACCCACATATGTTTGCGAAGCATTCTCGATATATTTTTGCTGTTCTTCAGGTGTCGTTTTTATCGGATAATTTGCAGCAGCATTAACAAGAAATTTTTCTTGCTCCTCTGTTTGGGACTTCATAATCTCTGTAGCTGCCGTATTGAGAATTCGTGAATCTATCTGCTGAGCGTATTTTATTGCCTGTTTAGCCAACATGTTCCTCGCCGTCCAACTACTAACGGGACCCATATCTTTTGTCGCATCTTTAATCACAGGAGCCATTGCTTTTCGGTAAGTGGGTCCATCTTTAGCGATCTCGTTATTAACAGATGATTCTCTAAGAACTTTGTCAGCAGTAGCCATCGCTTCATTCGAAAGCATCTCATCATAATCCTTCCCTAAACGCCCAATCTGATAAGCTATCATATTGGCAAATTTAAAAGATTGTTGCGATACAGCACCATACATTTTAGAAGCCATTTCCAATTCATCGGGGGTTACCACTCTCAAATTATTAGTTGCTGCCACACCTATTGAGGGGGTCCCTTGCGTCATCCACCTTGGTAAATCAATATCAGCCATAATCAAAATTATTTAGTTGTTGTTCCAACAGACATACCCGCAGACCCGCCCGCTTGAAGCAGTCCACCAACAGCGTTAATATAACCCATTTTTTTAGCAAAACTACCTGAAGCACGGGTAGTTGCGATTTGATGTTTCAAAGAATCCAGTTGCGAAGCCGCGTTAGATTCTTTTACTGAAGAATATACCCCTGACATGTTTTGTTCTTGAGAATATTTTGATAAATCCCCAGCTTGAATAGCGTTGAATGAACCCCCCATGAGACCGGAAGATGCCATCATAACTTTTTGCTCCTTAAATAAAGCATCAAGTTGTCTCGCTCTACCAAGTTGTTGATTTGATTCATCTACTCGTTCTCCTGCTCTTTGGGTTTTCATTGCTTCCATTTGCAATTCCATTTCTTTAGCTTGCGCCTCAGCCATATAGCTTTGAAATTGTCCTTGCTTAACCGCTGAATATGCTCCAACGGCAGCTCCTACCGCTACTAAAGCGATTGTTGTCATTGCCGCCATAAGTTTTTAAAAAATAGTTGTTGTTTCATACCTTTTTCATCCGGAATAAATCCTAATCCATCTTTAAGCTTTTTAATATATGAAGAGTGATTAGCTACACACATTATAACTTCATACTTTAAAGCTCTTGCTTGATTGAATAGTACATCAAATAAAAAAGTCAACGCTCCTTCCCGTTGTTTCTTGGTTGCTTGCTTATTCATAACTACCCACTCTATCCACGCCATCTTACTGTCTGTTTGATACAACCAACCGGAACATACTGGAAATTCATCTTTATATACTATCGCTCCATATTCTGATAACATCCTCCGATTGATTTGAGCCATACCCCAATCTGTCATCATCTGACAAACTATCCTGTAATCTTCCTCAGACACACACCATTTATAAACAAACTCACTCATATAGTTACCGCAATTACCATTGAAATTAAATCAAACTCTGTCGGTTCGTCTTGAACTATGTCAAACGCCGCGTCTCTTTTTATCCCTCCTGACATATATATTTTTTTCCACCCGTTGTATGGAGTGATTTCAGTGTCCAATAGATTTGAACCTAATTCTCTAAACACCGGCCTGAATACGTTCCTCCCGCAATGGACCTCAAAACTTCGAGAATTAAAAGTCTTAACCATAGCATACACGATTCTCCTCCAGTCTCCTGTGAGAGTTTTTCCTCCTAAATCCATATCAATAGGTAAAGTTCTGACCAATATTGAAAAGCCTAATCCTGCTTCGATTTCTTTGTAATCAAATTCAATATCAATACTTCCGTCGCTTTTAACTGTGTTGTCTAATAACACGAAAGATTCTGCTCTTACTTTAACCTCTTCAGAAGCAAGATGATTAAATCCACTAAAAGAATGAACTGATGCCAAAGATGTAACTTTTTTTCCCGCATCCAATAAATAATTCCTGTCTAATTTTTCAATGAATCTCTTTTCTACCCCATTTATTGTCCGCCTCGTAATCAGATATACTTCCCGAACTATTACCACTAAATCCTCGACGATACCTTTTGTTTCGAACAATGACCATGCTAAAAGCTGTTCATCCCGCAACACATTGAGTACCGCAATTGTTCCGTCGGAATTAACCACATATACATAATCCGCGGGGCTTTCATCTCTCGATTGTCTTACCGCCATAGCAACAGGGTTTCTTATCAACTGAGAAGAAAGTAATGATATACTTTGTGCATTATAGCTTCTTTCGAGTTCATTGAATAAGAATTGTCTCACTACCTTTCCGCTTGACTCAATAAATATCGTGCCACCGTCAACAGACACCGGCTTTACATTATTCGAACCGTGTTGTGTACTTTTTTGAACCATGATATTCTCAGGTTTTATTGGGTCTATTTCAGATTGAGGTATATAAAATTCCCCTCCGGTTGTAAATATTTGTAAATTTCTGCCGGGGAAAATATTAACTATGGCGTTAATTTTGTCATCATCAATAGTTACATCTATTGCGTCATCTGCACTTCCACTCCCCGTATCAAAATCAAAAAATAACCCTGAACGAGAACCCCATAAAGTAGAAGGTCTCGCCTTACTACCTCCAAACCAAAGTCTCCCTTGATAGAAGCAACATGATTTAGGATACCCCCGCACAGGATCCCATACATCTTCATATCCTGTTTCCAATTGCCATTCGCTGGATTCGTATGTCATAGCGTTATTATCCCCGGTCGTACTATCATCGCCGGCAAACTCCACTAAAACATTTCCAATTACTTGCGTTGGACTTATGTATTGATTTATAGTGAAGATACCTCCTGTTTTTGCTATTATAGTCTGTTTGACATGAGAAGGATTAAACCTAAATGTTCCTACGGTAGTCGTAGTTGTCCGGGTTCCGGTAGAACCACCATAAGGACGACGGTATAATACTGTGGTTGTAGATACTGTATTAGGAATTAAATCTATCGTTACATAGTCACCTAATAGATTGGATAACTTAATCGACCCATCAGGCTCTAATATTGATACGCCGTTAAAAGCGTAAGTAGGTGTAAATCCAAAATCAATGTAACTTATGAGCCATGTAATATCTGAAGTTCGAGTAATTTTTATGGGTTGAAAATCGCTATGTGTTATGATTAGTGTATCCGCAGATTGAGCATATTTTATTTCTGACAAAATAGCGGAAGTAATATTATTAAGAATACTGTTCCCTGATATATCAACCATCAATACATCGTTTTTATAAACCCTCATTCTTTGGTGGGTAAATACTATCAGATATGTTTGCTCGGTATTAAAAGCAAATTCCATTATTTTAGCTTTCCCATTATCGTAAGTTTCAGCAACATATTTCATGCCTTCACGTTTATAAACCCCACCAAGTGGGTCAACATAAACATTCCTTAGTTTGTCCGCTCCTTTTAAATAGAAGTCTTTATCAATCCGACCGAATACTTGTTGTGCTAATTCCCCCGAAACAAAAGCCGTTTTTAATAATCTAATTTTCCCCATACACTAATCATGACCTAATAGCATAGATAGCAAATTGATGCACAGGCATAGCTGTGTCTCCATGGCTTTGGCTCTCTATCAACCCTGCTTTTTTACGCGAAATAAAAGCTTGTTTATCGTAATACTCCGCTTTCGATTCGTCTTCCATAAGAGCGATAGCTAATTTTTTGCATAAACAATCAATCAAATATTGGGTAAAATACGCCGGAAATTTATCCTCGGTAGGTCTAAAGACATAATATACCTTTATTTCCTCGGCATTACAATAGAGATAATTTTCTTTGATAACATGAGGTAGACCAACATTGTCCTTCCCAACGAGACGGATAAAATCTTTAGGTAATTGGAAAGCTGTGCTGTAGGTTTGAATTAAAGGAACCGAAACAAGTTTATTCAACTGTATAGCATTTTGAGCGAACGCCCAATTTCTATCGGCTAAGCAAGTCCTGACAGTCAATTCATAGATAGCGTTGCATAATTTAGATTCACGGGTCTCGTCATTAAATGAAGTAATCTCATCTGCTCCGAGTAAGAGTAACGCAGTAGAACAAATAGCAACATCATTTAACATATCTTTTTTTTTTAAATTAATGCCTGTGGTGAGAAAACCCCACCACAGAAAAATCATTACGCTAAATCTGCACCGTCAGTTGTTGTTACAACTTTACTTGCATTTGTAGCCACTTTAACGAAGGATATGGCGTTGCTTGCTGATACTTTGATTATATCCTTAACAGCTAACAAATCATACACTTCATTAAAATATCCTGATGCTAAAACTGTCGCAATAGCATCTGTCGTTACATATTCCCAAGAGTTGGGTACACTGCTTTGATTAAACGACGCAGCAGTGAAATTTCTTATGTTAAAAGCCATATACTCTAAAATAATTATAAACTAACGCAATTTATCTTTACTATCCCTTTTTCATCGATTATTTTCGCACCTAAGCCAATTAATCCATAAATAAGAGTAGAAAATCCCATGTGAGGAATTTCTGCAGTTTTGAAAGTGATATCAGTATTTACACCTACCGCGATAGGGCAAGATGAATCACCGCTCGCCACAAAAGCATAACATGCAGTATCATTCCCGTCGTCAGGAAGACCTGTTATTATACCTTTTTCAGCAGAAAAAGGGGGGATTTTTATAAACTTAAATCCATAAAACGTATCAAGTTGTCCATTAACAAGGGCTTTAACACTATTATAGTCAGAAGAAGTAACCTTAGTTGACTTTAAGAGGTTATGAAGCTGTTTTGGATGCAAAAGAATGACTCTGTTTATGTCCGGTACCGATAATGTATCCATTAACGCTGCGGTTTCTTGAAGAGCTTCTAATGTTAGACCTGCGTTCGCACCTGAAATATCTTTAGGAACTACATTCAAAGTAGCAGTAGAAGTTATTGCGTCCAGAAGAACGGCATCCTTCCTCCTGCCTAAAGCATTCTTTGCTTCCTTTATGTATTCTTGCTCTATTGAAAAATTCAGCTGCTTCATTTCGACTGGGTCGATAGTAAGAGGTACATCATAAAAGGTAACAGGTACTTCCATAACGGAATGGTCTATCGTCCCTAAAACTAACGGAGAATTAGATAGATGCTTATGTGAATAAGCTATGCCTTGTTTATTAAATCTAAACTTTTCAGCAGCTCCCATCCGTGTGTAGAACATGTTATACATTAATTTCCCCGTGAACTGATATTCATTTCTTACTCGGGTATCAAATTCAGTAAAAAAGAGTGTTGGTAAATTACTTGCCATAATAACAATTAAAAAATTTCTTTATTTTATAAAATTTTTGACTTTCGTTTTATAGCTGAGTATTCTACCTTCGTAGAGTCAGCATTCGCTAACTACTTCAGTGAGTCCGCAAGG